GATATTAGTTTTATTACAAAAGAATTTAATGATACAGTTTTACCTGCACTAGAAGAATTCAAACAACAAATTGAAACTCATTGCGAAATACAGGAGAATAGATAATGCATATATTCTTCGCGTGCGATCTGGACTAACGCTGGCAATTTGTATAGGATATATATGGTGGCACTTGCAAACAAACTGTAAAAGGAGATAACTTATGACACCAGAAGAGAGAGCAGAGAAGATTATAACTAAGATCGATGATGCAGCAGATGAATTCAGACCTTTTGTAGCAAAAGCAGATTGGTGGAAGCTATTTGAAGATAAAGAAGACCCAGATGCTTTAAGTGGGTACCAAATAGAAATAGCTATCTACTATGGTGGTATAAGAATAGATCGAATAAGCGAATCTATTCCAGACATAGAGTCAATGGTTGGAGATATTGAACCAAGCAAACTTCTTAATATAATAGTTAGTAATGAGACTCTAAAAGAAATAACAATGAACGAAACAATGTTAAAACTGATAAGATTACTACAGGAGAAGAAATAATGTTAGAAACTATATCGTTAATATGTTTAGTAGTATTTACTTTGTCTATGTTACAAAGTATATTTGTAATACTCAAAACGGATAACCATTATATAGACGACGAACATCATGATGACTATGATATGTATGCATGCGTTAACTGTAGAGAACTGAATAATATTTTTACCATCCTAGCTAAAATAAGTTTAATAATGTTAATAGCATCCGGCTGTGGTTACTTATTTTTCATATAAAAGATCAGGAGAAATAACAATGTTTGAATGGCTAAAACATAACTGGAAGACCATTATCCACGTAGCGACTATTGGTGATAACGAATATAAGATGAAGTTTACTGAATGTCCTACTTGTCATTGCCTTACAACTATCGTCAGGGGTAAGGAGATAGTACTTAATAAGCAATATTCAGGCATAGTAAGAAAATACAGGGAAGAAAGCTAATGAATAAAACCATAATCATCATAGCCGTAACAGCTATTACGGTATTCTTTCTAACGGCGGCTATACTTATATAGTGGACCACGAACCAGAACTATTCAGATGCAAGGTATGCGGAGAGGAGAATGGCAACAAGGCTTACTTTGTTGGGAAACTATGTTATGCATGTCATCTTGATACTTACATCCCAAAATCATATAAGCGTCGTGAGAAGTATGTTCATATAGCAAGCCTTGGACACGCAAATGCAACAAAACATCCACCTCTAGGAGTATCTTTTCTTGACCAAACAAGGACAACTATAGGGGAAATAGCATTAAACAGCAAACAGAGACCAAGATGGTAGATGATTACGTCGTAAAAAGCGTCTTATTATTAGAGAGTCTTACATACATGCAACTATTGTGCTTATCCATGAAGTTTTTTGACCTAAAGAAATATAGAGAAATAGCCGAAGAATTAAATATAGAGATAACATCAGTACAATCTCACATAGATAGGGGTAAACAGAAGATAAAAGACGTGGGATTAAGTATAAGAGACTTTAAACAAGGGGACAGACCTAAAATGATGCTTACTGATGACCTTGATACCCTAGATTGGAAACAAATCTGGTAATGGCTAAAAGACAAAAGAAAACTAAGTTACAAAAGAGTAAAGAAGACAATAACTCCAAGTACTGGAGAGTTAAAGCTGACAAAAGATGGTCTGAGATTGTACGTTCTGTAGGTAAATGCGAAATTTGTGGTTCCAAGGATTTTTTAAACGCTCATCACCTTATAAGTAAGAAATTTAAGGTCCATCGTCATAACTTGAGTAACGGATTATGTTTATGCTGTAAATGTCATGTTTTTGACCTTAAGCATAGCCCACATTTAGCTGCAATACCGTTTGCTATATGGATGAAGAAGAATAGGCCATCACAATATGAATGGGTTGAGAGGCATAGTAGAATGGATAAAGATGTAGGACATGATTATAAGAGAGCTTTTGAAGATTTATCAGGTAAGCAGTAATGAGCGATTACGGCAAAGGCGATACATATCGTAAAGTAGACGGAGATAAGTATAGAGAGAACTACGAACGCATATTTGCAAAAAGTATTAAAAAATCGGCAAGAAATAAAGCTCTTAAGAACAATGAATACGATGGTAGACTATCTACAAAGGTTAAACCAAAGCACAAGAGTAATAGGCAAGAGAGACAAGAAGCAAAGAAACAACTAAGGGGAGAACAGTAATGGCAACATTAGCAACAATACTATTAATAATGATTATGATATCAGAGGATGTATGTAATGGCTAAATCAACTACCAATTGGGATAAACTAACAGAGAAAGAACGTCAGTTTATTATTCACTATCTTACTGACTGTAAGTTCAATGGCAGAAGTGCTGCTATTAAAGCAGGTTACAGCGAGAACTCTGCTGCATCTATAGCTAGTGAGAACCTTACTAAACCTAAAATACTAAAAGCAATTAATGAGAAATTAGATGAATATGGCTTAGTTCCAGAGAAGATTAGACAAGTATTGTATGAGATGATGAACACTTCAATTGATGACTTTGAGCCATATATCCTTGGAGATAAGACATTAAAGCAGTTAAAAGCTGATGGAGTGTCAATGAAGGCAGTTCAATCAGCAGAGATATCAGATAAAGGTAAACGGAGTATCAAGCTTGCTGACAGTCATAAGACTCTTGAGTTATTGATAAAGCTCTTTAATCTTATTGAGAATAAAATGACACTAGATGTTAAAGTTGAAGAAAAGGGATATCATGAGTTATCAGATGAAACACAGAAGAAGGTAATTGAGGAGCTTGGTGGTCCTGAGAATGAATCAGGAGACTAATTTGAGTTATACAAAATTCGTATTTGCATCAGATGTACATATTCCACATGAGGATAAGCGAGCATTAAAGATTTTACATGATTTCAGGAGAGACTTTAAACCTGATAGATTCATAGTGGGGGGTGATCTACTATCTGCTGACCAGGTATCATCGTTTCCAAACAATTGCCATGTAGACTTATCGGATGAGTTTGACCAAGCTAATTTCTATCTTGACCAATGGAAGCCAACTGACTTTTTAATGGGAAATCATGAAGAAAGGCTAAGTAGAGTAGGACTAGTCAAAGAGAACATGTTGAAGATGTTGGACCCAGTTAAACATTTAAAACTTAAAGAAAGAAAGGTTAAATATTTGCCCTATGATAGTGAGCGACCCCTGGTTATTGGAAAGCTTAAATTTGTGCATGGATTCTACGCTTCTGAATATGCGGCAAAAAAGCATGCAGACATATATGGCAATGTTGTCTTTGGGCACACGCACAGGATACAGTCCTTTCAAGCTAAGACTACTGCGACAAACCATTCGACTGGATTTAATACGGGATGCTTATGCAAACTAAGGCTACCGTATATAACTACTAACGGACCAACCGGGTGGGGCTTAGGCTTTGGATTTGGCTATGTTAAGAAAAATGGCAACTTTAGTATGTATTTGGCAAGGATAGTAAACAATAAAGTAATAATCAACGATAAAGAATACATAGGTTAGAGAATAACAATGGACATTAAAGAAGATAAAGAAATTACGATGATGAAGAATGCAGTATGTTATAGTTGCCTACATAGTAAGGATATAGCTAAAGAATGTCCAAACAACGGCATTTGTCTTATTCGCCAAAAATTAAAGGACATGTACACTAATGCACGATCCTAAAGAACAGTTAGAGATAGAGCCTCAAACAAACGAGTGTAATAAAGATAATGAAAAGACCAGTAACGTCTCAGGAGATTTGGCTATTCGTCTTTCAGCAATTCGGCGTAAAGCTTCCCTACGCCATAGAAAGCCCAAGCCACAGTAGTCCGCTACTGTTTCTCACTGAAGCGTTCAACAATCCGAATAGAGACATTGCTGCTTGGTCATGCAGGTCAGGTGGTAAAACTCTAGTTGCTAGTATATTGGCAGCTATGGAGTACATGTTTACCGATAACCTACAAGCTAGGGTATTATCTGGCTCAGAAGACCAAGCCAAGAACCTCTATCAATATTGGGCTAATTGGTGTTATAACATCCCATTACTCAAGAATAGGCTAGAGTCAGATGTCAAGAAGGGTGAGACTATTGTTAAAGGTGGGAAGATAGAAATTCTTGCGGCAAGTGAGAAAAGAGTTAGAGGCCCAAAGATTCAGAGATTATATGAAGATGAGCTAGATGAGATACACCCAGACATAGATGCCTCTGCTGCTGGTATGATGGCATCCAGACCCAACTTACCTGCTTGTACTAGATATATGAGTACTTGGCATAGACCTAATGGCTTAATGGCTAAATTAGTCAATGAATCAGCTACTAATGGTGTATCTGTCCATAAGTGGAATGTATTTGATATCATAGCAGGATGCCCAGAAGAACGTCATGAGAATGGAGTTGGATGTTTGTCTTGTCCTCTTAAGAACGTATGTGTGGGTAAGATGCAAGAGACAAAACCTGATTCTAATATAGGCATAGCATCTACTCATAAGTGCGGATTATATCAAATTGATGATGTTATTAAGGTTTATCAGAAGGTTGGGCTACAGAATTGGGAGGCAGAATATGAATGTAAGCGTCCAGTGGTTGAAGGACTTGTCTATCCGATGTTCGATGCTGTTATACATGGAACTGATAAAGTTCCAGACTATCTTACTTACTACAGATGCATTGACTGGGGCTATAGGGACTTTGTATGCTTATGGGTTGGTATGGACAAGTTAGAGAATCTATATGTCCTTGATACCTATAAAGCTCAGTCAGGTACAGTGAAACAGCATGCGAAATTTATTAATGCCCATAAAATTAAACACGTTAAAGATACATTTGTTGACCCTGCTGGCCGTAACAAGAACGACCAAACAGGCAAGAGTAGTATCCAAGAGATAGGTGAGTATGGTATCAAGTGTAGATATACCCTATCGGATAGGCTTCGTAATGTTCAGAATGGTATTCAAATGGTGAGAGCTATGCTGCAACCAGCAACAGGACCAGCTAAGTTACATTATTTGAGGACAGAGAACAATCAGACGTTTGTAAATGATATGCAGTCTTATATCAATAGAAAGGTAAATGACATCTATATTGACGACCCAGTGAAACCTCAAGACGCTGACCACATAACGGATTCCCTGAGATATCTAATAGTTAATATTAAAAGACAACAAGGCGTGGTAGTCAGTAGACTATCCGCACACTAGGAGTAATTAAATGGTAGACATTGGTGAGCAGACAGACTTCAACCCTTCAACGACTAATACTCTGTATGATGACTTTGTAAAGTCATGGCAGATGAATATGGACTTTGCTGAGATGTATCTTAATATTCTACAAGGTGGTAGTTATTTGGATGTATTCGGTGGTAAAGCAACAGAAGCAGCAAGTCAATATACTTGGCGAAAAAATAATAGCATAGCCTTGGATTTCGCAGCAGACCTTATTAACCTTAGAGTTGATAATATCTTTAGGACTGCTCCTGTACGTAGTTATGAAGACTCTCCATATGCTACATTTATTGAAGAGTTTCTTCAGGATGTAGATGGTGGTGGCTCAGATATTAATAAGTTTATGAAGAAGGCTCTAAGGAGCTACTACGTCAATGGCATTGATATAGTTGTTGACAAGCGTTCTAGCGACATACAGCCAGAGAACCTTGCTCAAGAGCGTGAGCTTGGCATTCGTCCATATCTAGGTATGTTTAGCCCATTGGAAAGAGTAGACTGGTCTGTTGACCATGGTAATAACTATCTATGGGTTAGATATGACCTTGGGATGTCTCCTTCAACTGATGAGTTGTTAAGTGATGAGCAATATCAGCAGTATATTACATTCAATAAGAATGAGTGGAGATTATATTCGCAAGTAGAAAACTCCGATAAAACATCAAGTACTTATGTAACCTCTGGTAATATTGGTATTAATGAAGTGCCAGTTGTACCTATGTATTTTGAGACTTCTAGTCGTAGTGACTTCCCTCTTATGCCAATATCATTATTGACAAGAATTAGTCCTATTGCACGTTATATTCTTAACTTAACATCTCAGGCTCAGCTTGACCTATATATCTCTGTAGCATTCATGGCGATTACTGGCATAGATGCTGATGATGCACCAGGTGAGATAACCCCAGGTATTGTTTGGACCTTGCCTGAAGGTTCTACTGTAGAAGAAATGGGCAAGAATGTAGCCCCAGTTGTAGAGAAAAGAGAATGGATTAATCTTCTTATTGGCGAAATTTTAAGGCTTGGTAAATTAACCGGTGGCACAGGTGACCTTGAGGCAAGAGCAGCTAGTGGTGTGCAGGTAAGTTTAGAAAGGACGGACTTAGAGAATGAGATGCGTTCTACCTCCGAACAATTGGAAGCCACCGAAGAAGAAGTTATGAGATTGGCAGTCAGTAGAATGGTTGGTAGAAGTATTACCAAAGAAGAATTACAGTATAATGTGGAATATAATACTAAATTCATTACCCAATCTGTGAATGCTATCATCGAACAGGCTAAAGCATTCTTCGAGATTGGTGCAGGTCAGATTGCAGAGGCTTCACCAGACCTAGCTAAGATAGTTGTTACTAAGATTTTAGATGCTTTAGCTAAAGATGATGACTTAAACTATATGGAAGCTTGGGAGCAGATTCAGAAGGCAACATTTGTAAAGCCTAAAGAATTAGTGGCTGAAACAGATGGTTCTACAGATAAAGATGATATAGAAGGTGCTGTAGAAGATACTGTAAACAATGTATAACAACTTAATAGAGAATAGGAGAGCAACATGGGTGACATAACTGGAAAAGTGTGGGGAAATACCATGGAAATCATTAATAATGACGGCTTTGGTTTTCATCGTATATTTATTAAGAAGGGTGGATACTGCTCTAAGCATAAACATAATTTCAAGACCAATATGTTCTATTGTGAATCTGGCTTGTTGAAGATAAAAGTTTGGAAGAATGAATATGAGTTAATTGATGAGACAATACTAGAAGCTGGCGACCAAACGAAGGTTAAGCCAGGTGAACATCATCAATTTGAAGCCCTTAAAGATACAGTAGCATTTGAGATATATTACCTTGAAAGCCTAAATGATAAAGACATTGATAGAGAATCTGTAGGTGGGCAGAAATAATGAGATTAGAGAAAGACAATAAAATAATTGAAGTTGATATTTTAAGTAGGATGGATAAAAGAGAGATGAAGCGTATGCTTCGTACTGGCTGGAAGCAGCTACCAGATATAGTAGTTGTAGAGGATGAGTTAGTAGAAGAAGAGGTTATAGTAGAGGTTCCAAAAGGATATGACCCAGTAGGATATGCTGAAAGAGAGCCTGTAGTAGAGCCAGAGCCAGAGCCAGAGCCAGAGCCAGAGCCAGAGCCAGTAGTAGACAAAAG